TTTGGTGGTAAATTAGTAGCTGCTGGTACACTAACAAGAGATGGTGGTTCTGGTTCAGATGATTATATAGCCTTTATAACCTCAGAGGGAGAAGTAGCTGTTTATCAAGGAACTGACCCAAGTGATGCAACAAAATGGTCTTTAGTAGGTGTATTTAAAATAGCAAGACCTATAGGTAAAAGATGTGTAGTAAGAGTAGGTCCTGAGTTAATAGTTATAACAGAATCAGGTTTTGTACCTTTAACTAAAATGTATGCAGAAGATGAAACAAACTATGCAAAAGCTATATCTGATAAAATAAGTGGTAGTGTATTAACAGCAGTAACTAATTTTAAATCTACTTTTGGATGGGAAGCATTAATTTATCCTAAAGGACAATTTGGTTTATTTAATGTACCTAACGGAACTACAGGAGAATTTGTGCAATTTGTAGTAAATTTATCCACAGGTGCTTGGGGTAGATTTACAGGACAAAATGCCTATTGTTGGGGTTTATTAAATGGTGATTTATATTTTGGTGGTAGTACCATAGTTTATAAAGCAGATAATGGATTAAGTGATGCAGGAACACAAATACAAGGTAATGCAAAAACAGCATTTGTATATTATGGTGGCAGAGGTACATCTAAAAGATTTACAGCTATAAGACCTATAGTATCATCAGATGCAGACTTACCAGTTAGTATAGGATTTGATGTAGACTTTAATGATGGTACTTCTACTTATACACCCTCTAGTGCTACTACTACAGGAGCTGATTGGGATACAGCAACTTGGGATGTAGCAGAATGGGCAGGTAGTATATCTTCACAATTAGTATGGAGAAGTGTTGCCGATATAGGATGGAACGCAGCAATACGCATACAAACCAGTACACAAGCACAAAGTATTAAATGGCATAGTGTAGATATTTATTATGAAAAAGGAGTAGGATTATGATGCTTACAGATAGAGTATGGAAACTATTAGAACCAGCTACTGCAATAGCAGATAATGTTACTAAAGAAGAAGTAGAACAAGGATTAAAAGATGGTACATACCAAATATTTATGGATGAAAAAAGTGTAGCTATAACTGTAGGGTATAGAGATTCTTTACGCATAGGTTTAGCAGGTGGCGAATTAAATAGTTTGAAAAGTTTAGAAAAAAAGATTATAAAGTATGCAAAAGAAAAAAAATATAAATGTGTTGACATTTTAGGAAGAATAGGTTGGGAAAAATCTTTAATAGGATATAAAAGAAAAGCAGTTTTATTAAGAAAGGAAATAGCATGAGTTTTATTGGTGATATATTAAGTCCTCCAAAGCCACCACCAGCACCAGATTATGCAGGTGCAGCAGTTGCACAAGGAGCAGCAAATGTAGAAACAGCAAGGTTAGAAGGTAGAATGAATAGACCTGATGTTGTATCTCCTTATGATATAACTAGAGTAACAGATTTAGGTGATGATAGATTTCTACAGACTTATTCTTTAACACCAGAATATGAAGCACAAAGAAAAAAACAAGTAGAAATATCAGATGCTTATTTAGATACTGCTGGTAGATTATTAGGTGGATTACCACAAGAAACTTTTAGTTTAGCAGGATTATCAGCACAACCAGGTTTGATAGATAGAAGTAATTTTGCTACAGTACCTACCATGGAAAATTTAGGTGATTATGCTACAAGAGTTGAGGAAGCATATTTTAATAGAGCAGTAAGTAGATTACAACCACAGTTTGAAAAGCAAGAAATAGACCTTAGAACACAATTAATTAATGCTGGAATACCAGAAGGTACTACTGCATACAATAACGCATTTGCAGAGCTTAGAATGGCTCATAATGATACCTTACAAGGTTTAGCTGCTGATTCTATAAGAGAAGGACAAATACTAGCTGATGCTCAATTAGGCAGAGCCACAGGATTAAGAAGTTTTCAGATAAGTGATGCAGCTAGTCGTGTAGCAGAACAAGAAAGAATGAGAGATAGACAACTTGCAGATTTATTATTACAAAGAGAAGTACCTCTATCAGAGATAGCTACATTAACAGGACTACCAGCTCCAGCAACAAGAGGTGGACAAATAGCAGATACTGGATTAAATGTACCAGCAACAAGTATTGCACCTCCACCATTATTTGCATCAGCACAAGCACAAGGAATAGATGCTAACCAAAGATACAGTACAGCAACAGATGCTTATGGTGCTCAAATGGCAGCATTAGGAGATATAGCATCAAATTCTAAATTTATAACTTCGGATATAACATTAAAGAAAAATATTAAATACAAATCTAAATCTAAGTCTGGATTAAATATTTATGAGTTTGAATATAATTGGTCTCCACAAAAATATATTGGTGTAATGGCACAAGAAGTTAAGAAAGTAAAACCATCAGCAGTATCTGAAAATATCTTTGGACACATGATGGTAGATTATAGCCAACTAGATGTAAATATGGAAAGAGTGTAATATGGCAGTAAGAGGTTTCCCTAGTAGAAAAGAAGACCCATTAATACAACAGTTATTAGAAAAAGCTAGAAGAGAAGCAGCTCAATCTAGTGCTATAGGTTCACCTGGTATGTATAAAGCAGCTGCTGGAGGTGGTATAGGACCAGTAGCAGGTGTATTAACAGCACAAGTATTAGCAGGTGCTAGGTCTAGAAATGCCTTACAAGCTGCTGAAAATAGATTAGCAAGACAAGATGAATTTGCTACTAAAGTATCAGAAATACAAAGAGCTATAGATGCAGGAGATACAAGCAAAGATAATTATTTTGATAGAATACCAAAAATACAAAGGGCTATAGATACAGGAGAAGTAACATTAATAGATGGACAATTAGGCACTACAAAAGGAGCACCTTTTCTTTTTGTACCACCAGAAGTAGAACCTGTAACAGTAGGAGAGCCTACAGAAGATAGAAATATGTTAGGTAGAGTAGCAGATGCTCTAACAGGTAAAGAAAGACTAGAGCAAGAAACATTATCAAGAAATCCTCAAAAAGCATTAAGTCAAGCATTAAGAGGAGCTGATATAAATGAATTACAATATTATGATGCAATAGAAGATAGGAATATAAGAAGAAGAGCAGAAGCAGAAAGATTATTACCTACTGTAAAAGAAAAAATAGGATTTAATGATGAAGGTAAAGAAATACCTTATTATGAAATTACACTAGGAAAAAATACTTATTATTCAAAATCACCAAATGAATATGAGCCTTTAGGGTCAGATATATCAGTTACAAAACAAGAAAAAGAAAAAATATCTGAAAGACAAAAAAAAATAACTGCACTATTAACAAGCAATCCAAATTTAACTCTTAATCAAGCAACAGCAATAATAGATGGAACTACAGAATTTGATGTTGGTCCAGGAGGAAAAGTAACATATATAGATAAAGGTAAAATATTAGCCAATAAAAATGATGGTAAAAATGTTGATAATATTATAAGTAATCAGAGTGATACAAATCAAGAAAGTAATTTAATACCATTTAAATCAGACTTACCTGCGTTAGAAACTGGTGCAGAATATGATAGACAAGTATCATTAAAAATTACAGCTAGAAAAGGTTTAGAAGCTGCTAATGAATTAGCAAATATTATAAAAAATAATCCTACATTAGTAACAGGAATAGAGGGTAAAATTAATAGATTAATAGAAGATTTAAGAGGGAGAGATTTTCCAGGTAAAAATGCAGTAAATAATCTTACTCAATTACTAGGTATTGATTTAACAAAAGAAACAAATCCAGAATCAGCTAAAGCTATGACTTTATTAACTGAAGTAATTACATCATTAGCAGATATTAAATATAAAAAGGGAGATAGAGCTCCAACTAATGCTAATATAGAAGAAATAAAAAATGATTTATCTATTACTAGCTGGATAAAATCTCCACAAAAAGCAATAGAAACTTTGCAAGGAAAAGGAGAATCTTTATATAATACTTATAGTACTGCTAGTACTTTAACTAGAAATCAAGGTATTGATTTTAAAAAAGACCCTAATTTTTCATTAATATTTAATAATCAACAAAATAATAAATATAAATATAATTCTGAAACAAACCAATTAGAATTAATAGAGGAAGAAAAAAATTAATGGCAGAAAAACAAATAATTTTTGGACCTAATAATGAAGAAATAGAATTTCCTGCTAATATGTCTATGCAAGAAATAGAAAGGATTATGAAAGAACAATTTGGAGGTCAAAAAACTATAAAACCACAAGAAAAAATTAAAGAATCTATTGTTGAAGAGCAAAATGCACCACCAATTCCAGAATTAATGGTTTTTGAACCACCAAGAGAAAATAATTTAAAACAACAATTAGGTAGAGCTTTTTATAATAGACCTACCTTTCAGGCTTTAGGAGGAGCAGCAGGTTTTATAGGTGGTACACCTTTACCAGGATTTGGTAACTTAGCATTAAGTGCAGGAGGTGCTACTACAGGTGGTCAATTATATGATTTAATAGAAACATTAAGAGGAAAACAAGAACCTAGAACATTACCAGAAGCAATAGAATCAACAGGAAAAGATTTAACTACAGAATCAGCTTATAATTTAGCATTTGCTAGTTTACCTGGTGTAGCACAAGCTATTAAAAAAGGAATAACAGGAGTTACAGATAATTCAAGAGCATTATTTGAAGCATCTAAAAGATTAAATGTTCCTTTAAATATAGCAGGAGTTACTGATACTGCTTTAGGTAAAGGGTATCAGAAAGTAATTGGTGTTTTTCCTTTTGTAGGTAAACCAATTAGAACAGGTTTTGAACAACAAAAAGAAGCCTTAAATAAAGTAGCAGATGATATACTAAATTCTTTTGGTCCTAATATGTCTATAAGTAATTTAGGAGTAAATATTTATAAAGCAGCTAAAAATACTAACCAAGAATTTAGAAATAAAGCAAGACAAAATTATAAATTATTTGAAGATGCAGTAAAAAAATTACCAAAAAATGCTAGAAATGTAATAGGTTTAAATAATACAAAAAAAGTTATTACAGAGTTAGAAAAAGATTTGCCTATTTTTGCTTTAAAAGGAGGAAAAAAAACTACTATTTCACCAGCAAAAGATGAAATTTATAATTTTTTGCAAAAAATAAAAAGCATAAAAGGTCCTATAAGTCCAGAACAATATAAAGGATTAAAACAAGATATAAATTATTTTTTAAAAGATGCTAATAATGTAAATGTAAGAAGATTGCAAAAAACCAAAAAAGCATTAGAAGAAGATTTTTTATCTTTAGCTCCTATTAAAAGCACACCAGAAAATTTAAAAAAATATAAAGAAGTACTAACTGCTCACAAAACAGCAAATGATTTTTTTGCAGAAGGTATGAAAAAATTTGAAACTCCTACAGCAAAAAGATTTCAAAGAGCAGATAAAAATATTTTTAATTCTAATACTTTTAAGTCTGGTACTATAAATGCAGATGAATTAATTAAAAATGTAATAAAATTAGATAGCCCACAAGCTGTTAGAGATTTACAAAAATTAATTCCTAAAGACACATTTAAAAATGTAGCACAATCAGTAGTAAATAAAGCATTTGATTCAGCAAAAATAATAGATACAAAAGGTAAACCTTTATTAAATTATGATGTAAATAAAATAACAAATGCTTTAGGAATAACAGGAAAAAGTAAAGAAAAATTAGATGGTATAAAAGAAATATTTAAAGCTACTAATGTAGATTTTAATAAATTTCAAGATTTTATTAAATTAGCTAGTAGATATCAAGGAAATGAGTTTGCAAATCCTAGTACCTTTGTAGCAAGAAGGGCAGTATTAGGTGGAGTTAGGTCAATACCAGGAATAGCTATGGCAGCAGGTGCAGCAGTTAATTTACCAGCTACTGCTGGGTTAGTTATAGCAGGTAGATTAGGTAGTAAATTATTAGCTAATCCTAAAAATTTAGATAATGTAATGACATTACTAAATCCTCAATCTTCTAAAATTAGGCAATATCAATTAGCTATGAGAGCATTTGAATCTTTAGCATCTAGTAAAGAATCTACAAATGAAGAAAAAATAGGTTTTATAGAAATGAGAAATGAATTATCAGAAGAATTAAAACAATTAAGAAGAAGATAATAAAATATTGATTTATAAACAAATATAAGATAAAAAGAACGAAAGGAGAACAATTATGGGTTGGTCAGGAGGAACATACACAAGGTCAGATGGAGTATTTACAGGTACATCTATTTGGCAAAGTAACAGAGATGCTGGAACAAAGATTGTTGCAGACAGACACGACACACACGACCAAGATTTAGCAACAGGTATTAATTCTTGTATAAATAAAGATGGCTCTAATGCTATGACAGGTGCTATGAATATGGGTAGCCAAAAGATTAGCTCTCTTGCAGATGGTACAGCACACACAGATGGAATAAACGCAGGACAAATACAAGATGGTGGTTTAATATTCCAATCTAATGATACAGGTAGTGCAAATGCCTATGCAATAGCCTTAACACCAGCAGTAACTGCGTATGTAGCAGGACAAGTATTTCATTTTAAAGCAGGTAATACTAACACAGGAGCATCTACATTAAATGTAAATGCACTTGGTACAAAAAATATTAAGAAAAGAAATGACCAAGACCCAGCAGCAGGTGATATAGAAGAAGATGCAATTATATCTGTAATTTATGATGGAACTTCATTTCAGATGATATCACAATTAGGCACATCAGCAGGTTCTATGAGTTCATTTACTCTTACTGGAGATAGTGGTAGTAATCAAAGTATAGTAGATGGTAACACAGTAGATATAGCTGGAGGAACAGGTATTGATACTGTAGTAGGTGCAACTGATACAGTAACAGTAAGTGTAGATAGCACTATTAAAAAAGTAGGAAAAGAAACAATATGGGTACCAGCAGTATCTATGTATCCTAATACTACAAATGGTTGTGCAGATATAGCTCAAACAGAATTAAGTAATGGTCCAGAAATAAAAACATTGGATTTTGATAAAGATTCAGATGAGTTTGCACAGTTTGCAGTAGCTTTTCCTAAATCATGGAATGAAGGAACTGTGACTTTCCAAGCATTTTTTACAGCTAATACAACAAACACAGGAACTACATTATGGGTAGTTAATGCAGTAGCACTAGCAGATAATGGAGATTTAAATACAGCATTTGGAACAGCAGTTGGTCCAACAGCTAAAGCTATGAGTGGTACAGCAAATGATTTAGCTGTTACAGCAGAAAGTGGTGCTATAACAATAGCTGGTTCTCCTTCAACAGATGAGTATGTATTTTTTCAAATTATGAGAGATGTATCAGGAGATGATTTAACAGCAGATGCAAAATTACTTGGCATAAAATTATTCTTTACTACTGATGCAGCTAATGATGCGTAGAGGTAAACATGACAGGTTTTGGATATAACATATTAGGTTTTGGTACTGGTGTATCAGCATTACCTCCTTATCAAGCTAAGATATTAATAGTAGCTGGAGGTGGTGGAGGAGGTTCTACCACAGGAGGAGGTGGAGGAGGAGGAGAAGTCCTCTATGGAGCTACCATTGATATAGTACCTAATCAAACATATACTGTTACAGTTGGTGCTGGAGGTGCTGGTTCTCCTTATAGTGGAGGTACCGGTAACTCTAGTGATGGAGATAATAGTGTATTTGGAACAGTAACCGCTATCGGAGGTGGTGGTGGTGGATTCCATGCAAGTAATAAAAATGGTGGAGATGGAGGTTCTGGAGGAGGAGCTAATAGTGCTTCTGGTGCTGTTGGTGGTTCAGCAGTAGGAACTTCTGCAACTGGGTATACAACCTATGGAAATGATGGTGGAGATAATTCTGGAGGAACTGCATCCGCTGCTGGTGGCGGTGGTGCTGGAGCTGCTGGAGGAGATGCAGGTGTTAGTGGTAACGTAGGTGGTGTAGGTGGTAATGGACAAGATTTAAGCTCACATTTTGGAACAGGTGTAGGAGCTGATAGTGGATTGTTTGCTGGTGGGGGCGGAGGTGGCTCTCAAAGTAATGTTGGTGGTGGAGCTGCATCAGGTGGTACAGGTGGCGGTGGCACAGGTCAAGCTAGTGCAAGCACAGGAGAAGCAGGAACAGCTAATACTGGTGGAGGAGGTGCTGGTGGAGGTTGGTCAAACAATTATGCAACCGGAGGGGCAGGTGGTTCAGGAGTAGTTATTATAAGATATTCTGGTTCTCAAAGAGGAAGTGGTGGAACAGTTAGCACTCCTAGTGGAGACACCATGCACGTTTTTTCATCATCAGGA